GCGACGGCCCTCAAGGTGACCCAATATGAGGGCGGTGGACCTGGCCATATTTACAACGTCGCCGAGTTTTGGGATTTTCAGACTTTGGCCATGGTCATCGACCCTAGAGGAAACGTTGGAATTCATACCGACGCGAGCCCTGGGTACGCCCTGACCGTCAGTCAAGGAGCCTTCATCGATACGGTCACGTCCCAGCTCTTCACGGGTGACGGGGCTGGATTGTCTAACGTCTCCACCTCGAGCCTCGTGGGCGCCCTCGCCCCCTTCCAACTCCAGGCGGCCCAGACCAACGTCACACAGGTTGGCACCTTGACAGGCCTTTATTCAAGCGGAAACGTCACGGCCTCCTTCTTCGCGGGCCAGGGTAATGCGCTCAGTAATATACAAAGCGCGAGCCTCGTGGGGAATGTTGCCCGGGCCAACGTGGCCCTGGTCGTCTCACAACCCTCCCAACCCAACATCACACAGGTTGGTACCCTCACTGGGCTCTTTTCGAGCGGAAACGTCACGGCCTCCTTCTTTTCGGGCCAGGGTAACGCGCTCAGTAATATACAAAGCGCGGTCCTCGTGGGTAATGTGGCCAGTGCCAACACGGCTCTGGTCGTCACTCAGCCCTTCCAACCGAACATCACACAGGTTGGCACCCTCACGGGGCTATTTGTGAATGGTAACGTGACGGCCTCGTTCTTTTCTGGTCAGGGGAACGCGCTCAGTAATATTCAAAGCGCAGTACTCGTGGGGAATGTGGCGAATGCGAACGTCGCTCTGGTCGTCTCACAGCCCGTCCAGTCAAACATCACGCAGGTTGGCACCCTCACGGGGCTCACGGTCAACGGGCTTTTGACCGCAAGCAACGGCTCGGGCATCTCCAACCTGACCGCCGCCGCGATCACGGGCAACGTGGCCCGGGCAAACGTCGCTCTGGTCGTCTCACAACCCCTCCAGCCAAACATCACACAGGTCGGGACGCTCACGGGTCTATACTCTACGGGGAACGTCACGGCCTCCTTCTTTTCGGGCCAGGGCAACGCGCTCACGAATGTCTTGAGCTCCGTACTCGTGGGTAACGTGGCCAGTGCAAACACGGCTCTGGTCGTCTCACAGCCCGTCCAGTCAAACATCACACAGGTTGGTACTTTGACGGGGCTCACGGTCAGCGGGGTCCTACAAGCAGCCTTGTTTACCGGGAACGCCTCGGGGCTTTCAAATATCAACTCGTCGAACCTCGTGGGTAACGTCGCCAGTGCAAACACGGCTCTGGTCGTCACTCAGCCCTTCCAGCCCAACATCACACAGGTTGGTACTTTGACAGGGCTATTTGTGAATGGAAACGTCACGGCCTCCTTCTTTTCGGGCCAGGGTAACGCGCTCACGAATGTCTTGAGCTCCGTACTCGTGGGGAATGTTGCCCGGGCGAACGTCGCCCTCGTAGTCTCTCAGCCCCTCCAGCCCAACATCACACAGGTGGGGACGCTCACGGGTCTATACTCTACGGGGAACGTCACGGCCTCCTTCTTTTCGGGCCAGGGCAACGCGCTCACGAATGTCTTGAGTTCCGTACTCGTGGGGAATGTTGCGAATGCGAACGTCGCTCTGGTCGTCTCACAGCCCGTCCAGTCAAACATCACGCAGGTCGGGACCCTCACGGGGCTCACGGTCAGCGGGGTCCTACAAGCAGCCTTGTTTACTGGGAACGCCTCGGGGCTTTCAAATATCAACTCGTCGAACCTCGTGGGGAACGTCGCCAGTTCCAACACGGCTCTGGTCGTCACTCAGCCCGTCCAGCCCAACATCACACAGGTCGGGACCCTCACGGGCCTCTACTCAACTGGAAACGTCACGGCCTCCTTCTTTTCGGGCCAGGGCAACGCGCTCACGAATGTCTTGAGTTCCGTACTCGTGGGGAATGTTGCCCGGGCGAACGTCGCCCTGGTCGTCTCACAACCCGTCCAGTCAAACATCACACAGGTTGGTACTTTGACGGGGCTCACGGTCAGCGGGGTCCTACAAGCAGCCTTGTTTACCGGGAACGCCTCGGGGCTTTCAAATATCAACTCGTCGAACCTCGTGGGTAACGTGGCCAGTGCAAACACGGCTCTGGTCGTCACTCAGCCCCTCCAGCCCAACATCACACAGGTCGGGACCCTCACGGGCCTCTACTCAACTGGAAACGTCACGGCCTCCTTCTTTTCTGGGCAGGGTAACGCCCTCTCGAACGTCCAGAGCGCGAGCCTCGTGGGTAATGTTGCTCAGGCGAACGTCGCTCTTGTCGTCTCGCAGCCCCTCCAGCCCAACATCACACAGGTGGGGACGCTCACAGGGCTATTTGTGAGCGGAAACGTCACGGCCTCCTTCTTTTCGGGCCAAGGTAATGCGCTCAGTAATATTCAAAGCGCGAGCCTCGTGGGGAATGTGGCGGCGGCCAACGTGGCCCTGGTCGTCACGCAGCCCCTCCAGCCCAACATCACACAGGTCGGGACCCTCACGGGGCTATTTGTGAATGGAAACGTCACGGCCTCCTTCTTTTCGGGCCAGGGTAATGCGCTCAGTAATATTCAAAGCGCGTCCCTCGTCGGTAATGTGGCGGCGGCCAATGTCGCCCTCGTAGTCTCTCAGCCCTTCCAGCCAAACATCACGCAGGTCGGCACGCTCACGGGCCTATTTGTGAATGGTAACGTCACGGCCTCCTTCTTTTCGGGCCAGGGTAATGCACTAACGAATGTCTTGAGTTCTGTACTCGTGGGTAATGTGGCGGCGGCCAATGTCGCTCTGGTCGTCTCGCAGCCCTTCCAGCCCAACATCACGCAGGTCGGCACGCTCACGGGGCTATTTGTGAATGGTAACGTGACGGCCTCCTTCTTTTCCGGCCAGGGTAATGCACTCACGAATGTCTTGAGTTCCGTACTCGTGGGCAATGTGGCGGCGGCCAATGTCGCTCTGGTCGTCTCTCAGCCCTCCCAGCCCAACATCACGCAGGTCGGCACGCTCACGGGGCTATTTGTGAATGGAAACGTCACGGCCCCTTTCTTCATAGGAGGTGGGAACGCCCTGAGCAACGTTCAAAGCGCGTCCCTCGTCGGGAACGTCGCCAGTGCCAACGTCGCCCTGGTCGTCAGTCAGCCGGCCCAGCCCAACATCACGAGCGTGGGGACCCTCACGAGTCTGAACGTCTCAGGGAACATCTACGCGGCAAACGCCATCACGACGACCAACATATTCACAGCCGGTTTCACGTCCAACGCGACCAACACCGTTTTCAACTTCGACACCTTGACCATGCCCTTTGTATCGTGCACGACCCTGAACGTCGCAAGCACCGCCAACATCTCTTCACTCAACGCCGGTACCCTGACCGCCAGCGACGGCTCGGGCATCTCTAATATCACGGCCGCCGCGATCACAGGCAACGTGGCCCGGGCGAACGTCGCTCTGGTCGTCTCGCAGCCCCTCCAGCCCAACATCACACAGGTCGGTACCTTGACAGGGCTATTTGTGAATGGTAACGTCACGGCCTCCTTCTTTTCGGGCCAGGGTAATGCCCTTACAAACATCCAGAGCTCCGTACTCGTGGGGAATGTGGCGGCGGCCAACGTCGCCCTCGTCGTCTCACAGCCCCTCCAGCCCAACATCACGCAGGTCGGCACCTTGACCGGTCTCTTCGCCACAGGGAACGTCTCGGCCCCCTTTTTTGTGGGCGGTGCGAACGCCATGAGTAACCTCAACGCGAGCAACGTCACATTCGGGGCGCTCGCTGCCGCACGGCTCCAGGCGGCCCAGACCAATGTCACGTCGGTCGGTACTCTGACCTCCTTGACCGTCTCGGGCAACTCCAATTTGCAGACTCTCAACGTCGCGAGCATCTCCACCCCAGGTGTGATCCCCGTCTCCTCGGGCCTCTTCATGAATTTGAACGCAACGTATACTCTCAACGCGACCGGTAACTGGACCGGTAACGTGGCCGGTTCCGTGACATCCAACCTCTTCACGCTTTTCGGCCCGAACCCCGTGGCGTCCTGGACCGTGTACGGGTCCAACCCCCTGATCACCGGTCCGACGGCCAACGGCGGCTTCCGTTTCGGCCAGACCGGGCCCTATCAATTCACGATCGTTCTGTGTTCGGACAATAACATCAAGACCATTGCCCTAAGCTCCAACACATCGGACGTCCACTCGAACCTCGCCGATCCGGGAGTCTGGCTTTACTGCTATCGCATAAGTGTGGGGCAGGACCCTTCCGTGCCCGTTCAGATCCCCTTTTACGTCGATTCCACATCAAAGTACTATTTTATCGATTTTGAGGCCATGCAAAATACGACAGAGAATATCCACAAGACGGCCTATACCAACGTGACGGCCGAAGGGTACACTGGTTCCTACGTGACTTTGAGACCGCTCTGAAGCCCCGGAGTTCACAGGAGGGGCCCTACGGGTCCCGACGCCGAAAAAACTCTCTGTAAAATGTAATGCCGATCATCACCAATTTTGGCGATGTCGTCACGGTCGGCAATGCGGCCGTGAACGGCACGGGCACTTCAAGTTTTGCAGGGCCCGTGACGTTTGCTCAGGGCGTCAGCGTCACTGGGGCCGTATCCGCATTGTCGGCCTTTTATGGCGTGCTTGCCGGTAACAATACAGCGGCCCTGAGTACCCTGACGGCGAGCGTCAACGTCTACGCGCCCATAATAACCACGCCCGTGTCAAACGCTGCGACGGCCATAGCAACCACGGGATTCTATGGAAAAATCGTGGGCGACAACACAGCAGCCGTCAGTGTCCTCACCGCCACGGGAAACGTCAACGCCCCCACGGTCAACGTCGCCTCCCTGAACGTCAGTACCCAGGCCAACGTCACGTTCCTGAACGTCTCGGGCTTCACGACCCTCTTCCAGGCTAATGTTTTGACCGCGAATATATCGTCGTCTAACGTTCTCACGGAAAACGTGGCGACCCTGAACGTCTCGGGATTCGCGACCCTCTTCCGGGCCAATGTTTTGACCGCGAATATCACCTCGTCTAACATTCTCACGGGAAACGTGGCGACTCTGAACGTCTCGGGCTTCACGACCCTCTTCCAGGCTAATGTTTTGACCGCGAATATCTCGTCGTCTAACGTTCTCACGGAAAACGTGGCGACCCTGAACGTCTCGGGATTCGCGACCATTTTTCGGGCTAATGTTTTGACCGCGAATATCACCTCGTCTAACGTTCTCACAGAAAACGTGGCGACTCTGAACGTTTCGGGATTCGCGACCATTTTTCGGGCTAATGTTTTGACCGCAAATATCACCTCGTCTAACGTTCTCACGGAAAACGTGGCGACCCTGAACGTTTCGGGATTCGCGACCATTTTTCAGGCTAACGTTCTCACGGCCAACGTAACGAGTCTGAACGTCAGCACGCAGGCCAACCTCACATTTCTCAACGTCTCTTCGAGCGCCTTTTTGGCGA